GTTACTAGGTAAATTATTAATTAAGACAGGCTGTCCGAAGAATATCCCAATGAGACTATCTAGCATTGCATTAGGCATGTTGGAATTGTCTAGGCGGAATGTTATGGCACCTAGCGAGCCTCTAGGGTTTTTACGAAGTTTAAGCTCTCTAGTGGCAATATCGGTAATGTCGGCTAGGTTTTTAATGTTAGATTCAGTAGATTTCTCAAAGAGTCCAAAAGAGGCAATAGAATCTTCATCCGAAGCACCGTAGGTGGAAGCGTAATCTGTTGAATAACGATAGATTAGGCTGTTACGAATACGAGCGATCTGAGTTTGAGACTGGATACTGCTAGGAGTTGCGTAAGATCCATCAAGGTTTGTAAAGCCATAAGCTGCAAGATATGTGGATCTGTGATCGGCATCGTCATAATTGACATTCCCATAGCGATCCTCGTACAACTGACCTAGTGCGCTTTGTGCTATCTGGTCTGCAAGGGTTGCAGATTTAGCAGTGGCATTGGCGGTCTGACTAATCATTGTGTAAAAGCCTGAGTCAATAGTGCCCACATAAGATTCGGCATCGCTCCATGTTTGAGTCGGAGGATATGTATCCCAAGTCACAGTAGGAGTTATTTCATTCCATTTGAGGTTAAGAGCTGCGCCTACAATGTCGGCTATCTGTGCTCCGTCTAAGCCTTCTGCAAGGGCTGTGTTGTAAATAGCCTTTGTCAGTTTAGAAATACTGCCGACTCCAAGAATAGTGCCAGTAGTTACAAAGCCAGTTTCATCGGGACTTTTAACCGAGATATTAAAGTCTGATACTTCTCCACCGAATACAGTGACATAAGCCCCTGTAGAGTTTTTAAGTTCTAGGGTAACACTTTCTGTAACATTGATAGTAAAAGGTGCGCCATCGCTATTGATAATATCTACTTGGCAGTAACCTGCTGAGGGTTGCCGATCAATGTCATTGCGACCAGTAGCGTAACTAACAGCTGTAACAGTGGTATAGACATCATCGCCGACTGTTACGCGCCATGCGGGAACCCATGTCATGGAAGCGGACTTGCCTTAATCGTGCCTCGGTCTAGCGCATCTTGTACGATCTTGGCAATCAAGGTTGCGAGGGCGTTGCTGTCTCCGACAATACCGTTAAAGTTGTTATTGACTGTTAGACCTGCTTTGTTAGCAGCTTCAATGGCAGCCAGAGTTGCAGCTCTACCCTCAGCAGACATCGCGTAAGCCTGTTCAGCATTGTAGCCAATAGCGTTTCCGGCACTGTCAAGTCTTTGCCCACCATACATAACGCGTGGATCGCTTGCCCCTGAAACTCCAGTGCCTATGCGACCTGATACAGCAGCAGCAATAGATGTAGCAGTAACGATAGATGTAAGAATATCTTTAGCACCGAAGGTAGATGTAATATCGCTAACTTTAACTAGCGTTCCAGCTGCATCTTTTGATATCTGCGCTGCTACTGCTGCTGCGCTTGTTGCTGCTGCACCCGCTGCTGCTGCTGCTGTGATTGCAGCTGTTAGAGCTGCTGCCGTTGCGTCAGTAATTTTGATGTCAATAGTTCCACCCTTGGGAACTACTAAACCGTTTAAAAGACCTATAGCCTTGGTCAAGTTATCTATGTCGATCAATGACTTGGGAACAAGCCCGTTCAGAATGTCTTTGATCTCTACTAATTGAATCTTTTGATTTGTCAAAGCACCAAGGACTTTAAGATCTTCGTTTAGTTTCTTTGTCGCTGCTTCAATCTTTTTAATATCGCCTGTAGCAATAGCATCTTCTAAAGCCTTGATGTCTTTTAATACCTGCAAGCGAGCAAGGTCATTAGTAATGGCTAAGAGTTGAGCTTGATTAGTTACTTTCTTTAACTGATCAACCTGATTTATTCTGGCTGCTTCAAGTTGGATCTTTTCCATGTCAAAGACATCTGTACCCTTGCCGATTGCAAGGTTAGCCTTGTCGATCGCTGCTTGTAACTTCTTATCTTTTAAGATCTTTGCTTGGTTAGCAGCTTGGTCTTTGACCAGAAGTGCAAGGGCTTTAGCGCGGGCTATGGCGTCTTTTTCTGCCTTTGCTCGAGCTGCATCTTGCTTTAACATCTCCGGTGTTTTTAATACAAAAGTGCCTAGAGGATTTTTATTTGGTGTTGATTTTGGCTTTAACTTTGACTTGTCCATAAAGCCAGAAGGATCGCCCTCTACAATTAAGTTGACCAATGGCGAAGTCTTTGTAACAAACCAAGCTAAACCTTTAGAAGCAAGATCTAATGGAGTGTTAAGAGTTTTAATAACTTTAGAAAGGTTAACAGATAATGCAGCAGCGTTTTGAGCAGCCTCTAACATGGTATCTGCTAATTCTTCAACGGTAGTATCACCCGAAAGAATCATTAGTGAATCAATGATTCCCTTGCCTATTACTTCTTTAGCTTTATTGCCAGCCTCAGTTAAGATTAAAAGTTGTCCAGAATAAGTGCTAGCTGCTTCTCTACCTGCTCCACTAAAGTTTTTATTTAACTTTGTCTGGATTGTATCAAAATCGCTTGCAGCTAGTTCTGCCTTAGTAAGACCTGTGTTGTAGTTACTTAGTGCTTTTGTATTTCCAAGATAAGCCTGTGAAAGGGCTTTAGCCACATCGGTAACATCTAATGTCAATGCGGAAGATGTATCTATTGCAGTGTTAAATATATCTTGAGCTTTTGATGCTGACCCTGTAGCACTGAGTAAAGCCTGCATTGCCGGTACTGCTTGACCCCCAGTTATGCCATAGAGTCTGCCAATCTTATCGATGTAAGCATCGATTGCTGGCTGGTCAAATGCTAAACCTAGGTTCTTAACTGTGTTGACTAAAACAGTACCTTCGCGTTCTGCATCTATAAATGCACGAACTGACTGCTTACCGAATTGAACTACTGCTGCTGTACCAAAAGCCAATCCGAATGAGCCTGCAAGTTTCTTGGCATTAGAGTTTAATTTACCTAAAGCGGTTTCAGCTTGCTTAAATCCTTTAGCATCAAATCTGGATGCAATGTTAATTACTTCTTGATAATTCACGCTGCACTCCTCAATGAGCCAGACTTAGAACGCTTAAGCAATTCTTGCTCTGCCGTCGTGATCGCCTTATTGACAATGCCCTCGGCTCTACCTTTGTCTGCTGCCCATGCCCTAAAGATCAATCGCCCACGACCCTTTAAGCTGCCAGACAAATCTGGAAGATTGGCAATGAACTGCTTTCCTGCTTCAGGGTTAGTCGATCTGGAAACACCGCGAGATGAACCCCCAGCCTTTGCTCCAACCCATTGCTGACCATCTGCACCAGCGCGACCAGCAGATTCATAGATCGCACCTGCGCGAGAATTATTAAATATACGCGCCATAGTGCTAAAGCCTCTTTTGTTGGGCTTTGAGGTTGTTGTTGTAAAGCCAATCTTGGATCTAATAGTTCCAGCATTGTAAACTGGAAATGTTCCTTCACTAAATGATCGACCAGCCCATCCGCTCATGGGAGAATTAGAAGGTACAAAACCCCTAGCTGCTTTAGCAACCGGAGCTAGTCCTCGCTTCATCTCTACTTTAAGATTCTTTTCTAGATCTGGAGCAAATCGGCGTAATGCTTTACGGAGATCAGCGTTTCCTCGAAGTTCTACTTGCATCGCTGATCTCCTTCGCTTCATCTTTGAGACCTTGCACAAGTGCATCTAACATGGTCTTATCTAATTCTAATAATTGTTGTGGCGCGATTCCCAATCTAATGCTTAGCCTAGCGATTAGATAGGTGAACGGAAGATCGCGCTTTAAGACAAAGGGTCGGAGTCAAGTACCTCAACACTCTTAAGTGTCTCAATAAACTCCATCCCAAAAGGCTTAACAGTTTCACCTGACCTGCGAACAATTTCATGAGCCAATAGATATACGTGACTTTGTTTTTCTTCATCTCTGAAGGCTTTGTGGAAACCCATTTTAGTTTGTTGTTCGAAAAAATATTCCACTGCTGGACTTATTTCGCCTTCAACAATACTTCCATCTGTACGAACGATCTTTAGCTTTGCCATGATATTGCCCCTTTGTTAGTTTCTTATGATGTGGTTACTGCGATAGTACCTGATACATTCCAAGTTACACTTTGAGTAGATAGGCTTGCAACATCTCCGTTAGCTGGAGTGATGTTGTTGACCAAGCATGTCATTGTGTACAAAGGATTGTCAGCTGCAACAGCAGCAGATGTCTGCTTGAATGTTACAGTTACATTAGAACCCCAGTTAGTATTTAGTGTCTGGAGTGTCTTGGCTGTAGCTGCATCGTTGATAAAGTCGATCGTAATGCTAGAGGCTTCTAGACCCTTGATATAACGATGACCCTGATCGCCAAGAGCTGTTACTTCTAGCTCATCAAATGCTCGGTTGATAGTTACAGATGTAACTAATGTTGAGAGATCTACCGCATTAACAGTTAGAACTCCAGTGTTTGCTAAATAAACTGCCAT